ATTGAGTACGTGTCTGGGCTGAAGCCTCCGCCTCATATGAAGCTGATCTGCGATAAGCTGGACGACGTGATCGAGGGTCGCACGCTGCGCCTGATGATTTCTATGCCACCGGGACATGGTAAGTCGTTCGTTGCGTCACACTACTTCCCGGCATACTTCTTGGCGAAATACCCAGAGAAGAACATAATTTTCGCGACGCACAAGCAGGAGCTTTCGGATTCGTTTGGTCTGAAGGTGCGTAATACCATTAAGGGCGACGAACATTCGCGGCTGTTTCCTGATAGCGGGATCAGTTCGGACAAGACGGCAGCCGGCGAGTGGATGACGACGAAGGCTGGCGGGTATCACGCGACTGCTGTTGGCGCGAACGTGACGGGTCGTCGTGGCGATATCCTGCTGGGGGATGACTTGCTGTCTGGTATTCAGGCGGCTGAGTCGGACAGCGAGCGTAATAAGCTGTGGGCGTGGTACGGCGCCGACTTTTATACGCGGCGTAAGAACCAGAACACGCCGATTGTGTTGATTGGAACCCGTTGGCACTTGGGTGACCACATGGGCCGTCTGGATCAGGCGGAAAGAGATGGAGAGGGTGAGAAGTGGGAGCGCGTGTCGCTGCCTGCGCTTGCCATTGAGAACGATATCCTTGGGCGTAAGCCCGGAGAGGCGCTGTGGCCGGAGCAGTTTCCAGCAGAAGAACTGGAGAAAATAAAGCGGCAGCCTTCGACAACGAGCCGCATATGGTCATCGCTGTACCAACAGAACCCGGTCGTGGATTCTGGCGGTATCATCGACCAGACGTGGTTTAAGTGGTGGAAGTCCAAGGATCCACCTAAGATCAAGTACGTCATACAGGCGTGGGATACGGCGCTGACGGCGAATAAAACGTCGGCGTTTAGTGCGAGTACGACGTGGGGCGTGTTCGACAATGACGATGGTATTCCGAACCTGATCCTGCTGTCGGTGTGGCGCGGGCGGGTTGAATGGCCCATACTGAGGCGTCAGGTGCAGCGCATGGCGCGCGATTACCGCGATGATAATTACAGCGTGCCGATTAAGCCGAGCAAGAATAGGCAGCCGGATACGATCTTGGTTGAGGCCAAGGCGAACGGGCAGATGCTGATTCACGATCTGGCGCGTGCTGGCATTGTGGCGACGAAGTTTAACCCGGATAAGTTCGGTGACAAGATCGCGCGTGTGCGTCTGGTGACGGATTTGATAGAGAATGGGCGGGTTTGGCTGCCTGCACAGGGTCCGTCCTATGATACGCTGCGTCCTTGGGCTGGGGATTTCTTGGAACAGTGCGTTCAGTTTCCTGCAGCGGACTCGCGGGACTGGGTTGATACGATGACGATGGCGTTTTTGCGGGTGAAGCAGTCGGGATGGGTTGCTAATACAGAAGATCCGCAGGAAGAATATTACGATACACCACGAGAACGTGAAGCATTCTATTGATGCCTAACCAATTAGCTGATAAGGATTGAATATGGCCACCAGACCAATGACTGAAGCTGACTTGTTGCGCCCTGCCTTTGAGGGGATTGGTGGGCCGTCTCAAGCTATGCCTGAAACGGGCATTGAGTTTGAATTTCCTGAAGAAGGTGGTCAGATGCTTGACGGCGCGCTGATGAGCGAAGCCGAAGACGGATCACTTGAGGTGGACTTCGAGCCAGCTGAGGAAGCTGAGGAAGAAGAGTCCGAGCACGACGAGAACCTGTGCGAGTATATGTCCGATATGGACCTTGCTGGACTTTCTGAGCAGTTGATGTCTGGCGTTGCAGAAGATTTAGAGTCGCGCGGTGAGTGGGAAACCACCATGAAGCGCGGCATTGAGCTGTTGGGCCTGACGTTTGAAGACCGCACCACACCCTTTAATGGTGCGTGTGGTGTGTTCGATCCTCTGATGGCGGAAGCTGTCATTCGTTGGCAGGCGACTGCACGCGGTGAGCTTATGCCAGCGGTTGGGCCGGTGAAGACGCAGGTCATTGGGGTTCCGAACCCTGATTTGGAAGCGCAGGCGTCGCGCGTTCAGGACTGGATGAACCTGTACCTGACGGAATTGGCCCCAGAATATTACGAAGAGTTCGACCAGATGCTCATGTGGCTTGGTCTGGTGGGCTCGACGTTCAAGAAGGTCTATCAAGATCCGATCTTGGGCCGTCCTGTGGCGCGTTTCGTCACGCCGAAGAACTTCATTACGTCGTATAACACGACGGACCTGAGCACATCATCGCGTTTTGCGCACGTTACGCAGATGTCGAAGAAGCAGCTCAAGCTGGCGCAGTTGAGCGGTGCGTACCGCAAGATTGATCTGGGTGACCCGCAGCAGAACCTGAGCAGCTCTGATCCGATTCAGGCGCAGGTGGATAAGGTGCAGGGCATTGAGCCGGGCGCTGAAGGCACAGACGAATACAACATCTACGAAATCTACGCTGACATCGATCTCAAGGGCTTTGAGAACGAAGACGGCATTCCGCTTCCGTACATTGTGACCGTTGATGAGAACAGCAAGAAGGTTCTGTCGATCCGCCGCAACTGGGACGAGGGCGACGAAACGTACCAGAAGCGCGACTATTTCGTGCATTACAAATTCATTCCGGGCCTTGGATTCTACGGTCTGGGCTATGCCCATATCTTGGGTAACAGCGCCAAAACCGCGACATCGATCCGCCGCCAGCTGATCGACGCCGGCACGCTGAATAACTTCCCGGGTGGTCTGCGCGTCAAGGGTATGCGTATCGAGGACAACAACATCGGCATCGGTCCGACTGAGTTCCGCGAAATCGATACAGCTGGCCTGCCGATTCAGAACGCCATCATGACGATGCCCTATAAGGAGCCGTCGGCAGTTTCCTTGCAGTTGCTGCAGGAGACGTATGAGGGTGCCCGCAATCTGGCCAACACGGCTGAGATTGCTGTTGGTGACGGAAGGCAGGACGCGCCGGTAGGAACGACTGTAGCGTTAATGGAAGCTGCGACTCGCGTGCAGTCGGCAACGCTCAAGCGCGCGCACAAATCTCTGGGCAAGGAACTGAAGCTGATCGCCGACCTGTTCGGCAAGTATCTGCCCGATACGCCGTATCCATTCCCTGTGCGGGGCGGAACGAAGGCGATCATGCGCGACGACTTCGACAACAACGTCGATGTTATCCCTGTCAGCGACCCGAACATCAGCAGCTCTGCGCAGCGTATGATGCGGGCGGAAGCTTTGTTGCGTTTCGCGACACAGGCGCCTGAGCTGCACAATACGCAGGAAGCTTTCCGGCAGATGTACATCGAGATGGGGATTGATCCTCAGCGCGTTGAACTGCTGTTGCCGAACAAGGAAGCTCAGCCTCCGATGCCTATGGATCCGCTGACTGAGAACCAGACGGCGATGATGGGTGGCCCGCTCAAGGCTGGCGAGTATCAGGATCACGATGCACACATTGCGGCGCATATGCCGCTTGCTGAGCAGAATCCGAATCTGCAGGCGCACATCAATGAGCACATGGCGCTCAAGCTGCGCGTACAGGTTCAGCAGATGATCGGTCAGCCTTTGCCGCCTCCGGGTACGCCGATGCCACCGGAAATGGAAAATCAACTTGCGATGATGGTCGCACAAGCGATGCAGCAGTTGGCGCCGCAGTACAAGCAGCAGCCACAGCCTGACCCGCTTCTCCAAATCGAAGCCGAGAAAGTCCAGCAGAAGGCGGTCAGTGATCAGGTCAAGGCCAACGTCGAAATGGAAAAAGCTAAGATGGTCGCGGAAAGCGAAGCTGCTGATCGCGAGACAAAGGAAACAATTGCTGCTATGAAGCTGGCAGCAGATTTACAGAAACAAGATCAAGGTTCTTTTGGAGGCTAAGATGGCTAACGACTCACAACGCGACAAAGCACGCGCTACTTTTGGTAAAACTTTCTTTGAGAATTCTAAGGCTCTGCCTAATCCAAAGAACGCGGCTGCTGCTCTGCAGAAGCGCGCGAATGATCGTCCCATCCCGACCTATAAGGTTGGCGGCGTTGTAAAGAAGAACAAGCCTCCCCAGCCGACTGCTGCTGAGCGTGAAGCTGATCGTAAGCGCCGCGAAGAGTATGCCAAGATGAAGGTGACGCCAGAAAATGCTGCGGCTATCACCCGTGGTAATCGCGCTGCTGCTATTGAAGGTGGCCGGTACAAGGATGGCGGCAAGGCTATGGCTGGCGCCAAGCGTGCTATGAAAGCCGAGCAAGACTTCACTGGCCTCATGAAAGACGCAGCCGCCCGCGCAGCTGCCAAGGGCACTCCTGTGATGAAGCAGGGTGGCGCTACGGACGAGTACACCGCCAAGCGCGTGATGTCTCGCATCAAGGCTGGCAACTTCAAGGATGGTGGCCGTGCTGAATTGATGCGTGACCGTCGCATGAAAGACATCGAGAAAGACTACAAGATCGCGCTTGCCAAGGGTAAGAACGAAGGCGTTGCAAAGGCGAAGTACGAACAGCGCAAGGCTGATGCTGCCGACGATTACGCCAAGCGGACCAAGGCTGATCGCACTACGACTAAAGCTGGCGAGAAGGCCGCTGAGGCTGCTCTGACGGAAGCTCGTCGCACCAAGGGTGAGAGCATCAAAAAGCGCGACATGGCGAATGATATTAATAAGTTTTTCGCCGGTAAGGACATGACGCCTAAAGCAGCGCCTGCTAAAGCAGCGGAACCTGCAGCGGCTAAGCCAAGCAGCTTTAACGCAGCGTTCAAGGCTGCCCGCAAAGACTTGGGTGCAGGCAAGACATTTACCTATAACGGCAAGAGCTACACCACGAACCTTGCTGGTGAAGGCACTAAGGCGCCTAAACCAGCTCGCCCAGTAGTTACTAAGGTTAAGTCAAGTAATGCAGCAGCTCCTGCGGCAGCAGCTCCTGCGGCAGCGAAGCCAGCAGCCAGCACGGTCGCGTCAGCTCGCCCGGCAACGACTGGCGCTATTCCAACCTCCGCTGCACTCAGTTCACCTGCTTTCCTAGCAGCTGCGCGCGCAGACACTGAGGCTAAGAAGAGGGCTGAGAAAGCAAAAGCTGACCAAGCAAAAGCCAAGCAAGTAGCTGAAAATGCAAAACGCTACACCTCTCGTAATGTGCAATCAGCATACGGAGCTGTTGGCACTAAGCTTGCCAAAGGCGGTAAGGTTCAAAAGTTCGCTGCAGGTGGCGCAGGTAAAGTCCGCAAGGGCATGATGAAAGGCAAATAAGATGGCGCGTTGCAAGAACACCGAGATGCTAATGAGCTCCATCAAAAAAGCTGGAGGTGGCGGCGTCCAGACTTCAGCTGATACCGCCCGTAAGCTCGCCACAGAAATGGGCGGTATGAAGAAGGGCGGCAAGGTCCAAACATCTGCTGATACTGCGCGCAATCTGGCTACCGAAATGGGTGGCATGAAAAAGGGCAGCAAACCAAAGAGTGGACTTGCTGTCATGATCGCGATTGGCGAAGTTAAGAAGCCTGTAAAGAAAGCCGTCGGTGGCGCTGGTAAAACTCGCAAGGGCATGGCCCCTGAGAAGTTCGCCAAGGGCGGTGCAGGCAAAGTTCGCAAGGGCATGATGTCGCCATCCGGCCAGATGCTTCGGCCTGTGAAGCCGAAGTCAGGACTTGGTTCATCTTACTAATGCCTGCGCGGTCAAAGCGGCAATTTAGATTGATGTCTGCTGTTGCACATTCTCCAAAGTTTGCTAATAAGTTGAATATATCGCAGAAGGTAGGACAAGAGTTCGTCTCTGCGACGAAAAACTATAAGAAACTGCCGGAGCAAAAGAATGTCAGCGGAAGAAATAAGACGCAAAAGCGTTGAATTAATTAGCGAGCAGCGCGACCGCGCGGCGCAATACAGCCTTAACGCAAGATTCACACCATCTGCTTATGCAAGCGATGGTCGCATCCCCGCAACTACAGCAGAAGAAATCGCCCTTCAAGTCATTGAGGGGAACGCGCTGGTGCGTGCGTACACGGATGCGATTGCAGTGATTAACGAGGTCTACAGGAAGATGCATCAACCTGACGACGATAAAATACCGGAGCAAACAAAGAAGGAGAATTTCTGGTGAGTGAGAACATCTTAGGAATTAAGCTTCCGCCTAATAATGGCTTGAGCCATGTCGAAGCGCACGAAGAAGGTCTGGCGCAGGAGCTGATCGATCAGCAATTTATAGCCATGACTGGCAAGCCGTTTGATATGCGGCCAGCCGGCTACCTTGTCGCGCTGAAAATCTACGTCGAGCCTGACGAGTTGAGCGTCGTTCAAACCGATGATGGTAAATCCGTTACCCTCTACCGGCCTATCAGTGTGCAGGCTGAAGAGAAGTATCAGTCCTGCTCAGCACTGGTCTGCGCACTTGGGCCTGAAGCCTATAATGGCGACAAGTTCAAGGACAGTGGGCCTTGGTGTAAGGTTGGCGATTGGGTGATGATCCCTCGCTATGAAGCAACCGCTGTTTCTTATCGCGGTGTAGCTGTTGCGCTCATTCCTGATGACCGCATTATGGCTGTCATTACCGATCCGACCGACGTTAAGTCAGTCAAAGACGCCACGAAATTTTAATGGAGGTTTAAATGATTGATGGTGATGACGGCCCAGAAGAGTTGGATCTTCCGCTCTTTGAAGAAGGCCCTACAGATAGCGTTGAGCTTGAGCTTGATGACGATGACGTTGGTGGTAATCTAGCTGATTACTTGGACGAGTCCGAGGAAGACGACGAAGTCGCTGCTGAAGACGAAGAGGAGCCTGAGGAAGAAGATGACTCCGAAGATGAGGCAGAGGAAGCCGAAGCTGAAGACGATGATCAGGTCGAGCCGGAGGAAGAGGAAGAAGAAGAACCTCGCCCTCGCAAGCGTGACGCAGAACGACGCATTGCCGAACTATCTCGGCGTGCTCAAGAAGCTGAACGACGCGCTCAAGAGGTTGAGGCTAAGCTGCAGCAGGAAGCCGCATTAAGGCAGCAATCCGATATTGCTATGATGACTCACTATGAGCAACGCCTGCGTGGTGATGCTAATGTGGTTCTTGGGCAGATCGAAGAAGCTGACGCGATGGGCGACCGTCGAAAGGTTACTGAGCTTACGGCCCAGTACGGAAAGCTTCAGAGCGATCTGGAGGGCATCGACGCATGGCGTAGAGAAGCCGAAGCTAAGATGGTTGAGGCACAGCAGGCACCGGCCCAACCGGAACCTCAGCAGCAGCAGGTAACTCTGGAGCCTCGCACTCGTGACTGGATCGAGAAGAACTCTTGGTTCCAGCCTCAGTCGTCTGACTTCGACGCTGAAATGCATGAAGAAGCTACAATGTTCGCGCGCCGTTTGGAACGTCGTTTCAAAGCTGACGGACGTGCGGATGAGATTGGGAGCGCTTCTTACTTCAAGGAAATCGACAAGCACATGCGGGCTGAGTTTGCCGATGCTATTCCAGATCGGTCAGCCCCTAAGAAGGCAACACCAAAAATGAAGCGAGAAAATACAGTCGCTCCAGTCGTGCGTAGCGGAGGTTCCGACAGCCCTGCGAAGCGTACTGCTAAGGTTTCACTGTCTCCGGCTGAGCGACAGTTCGCCCGGAACATGGCTGCGTCAGGAGCATACAAAAAACCAAACGGTCAGCGCATGACTGATGCAGAGGCAGAGCGTTATCACGCTGCCTTTATGCTTAAGCAACGGAAGGGGTAAACTATTATGGCAAGAGTATCACGAGTGGCTCAGAGCCGCACAGCAACAACCCGCAAATCGGATATGCGTCCGCAGTCTGAAACACACTTTCAGTCGAAGCTGCACATTCCAAGCAACAAGATCCCTGATGGGATGACGTATGCTTGGGTTCGCGAATCCACGCTCAACGAGCCTGATCCCGACAACATGACGGACCGCATGGTTCGCGGCTGGCAGCCTGTTCCGGCAGCTCGCCACTCTGAAATGGTTCCGCCTCCGCTACCCGGTTACGAAGGCATGGAAGCAACGGTTATTCGTCGCGGCGGCCTTATTCTTTGCGAGCGGTTTACAGAAGACGTGGAAATCTCACGTCAAGAACGCGACATTGAAAATATGGAGGTTCTGCAGGATGTGGCTTGGACTGGTCAGTCGGATCCGAATATGCCGCGCATTGACGACAGTAGTGTTGGATTTGAGCGCGTCACTTCGTTTAAGGATTAACAGCTCCGGCCACAGTGAGTAATTACTGTGGACCCACTAAGCCCCCGCTGGTTTCAATACTGGCGGGGGTTTTTTTATGTCGATTGACAATGTATTGAATCAATAGTAATTTACGCATCTCGACGCCCGTTACGTATCGTGGCCCCTGAGTACGGTCTACTCATCTCGACGCCAGTCACGTATCTGGCACAAAAAGCGATTGCCGTTACGTACCGGCAGAAACCAATCATTCATTTTAGCATGGAGAAACCGTATGTCTTACGGCACGAATGCGCCCAATGGTTTTCAGCCCGTCAAAAAACTTGATGGTTCAGCTTGGACTGGCGCGACAAATCCTTATCAAATCGCAAGCGTTTACGCGACTGCAATCTTCCGTGGCGACCCTGTCACGATTCTCACTGACGGCACACTCGGCGTCGGCGTTGCTGGCGCTACCTGCGTTGGCGTGTTCTGGGGTGTTAAGTACACCGACAGCACTGGCGTTGTACGCTTCATGAACTACTGGCCCGGCAACCCCGGCGTTCTCACCGGCTCGGTCGTTGAGGCTCTCGTGATTGACGATCCGAACACAGTGTTCTCGGTTCAAGAAACAAGCGGCACCGGCACTGCTG